GGCTTCATTACGAACCTTAACAATTATTGGAGCTAATACCGTCTTTGCTTTGCCAAGATAAGCAGAACGAATATTATCCATATGTGACCGAGAATATCCGGCAGCTTTAGCTCTCTGCCATAAAGTATTTATATGAGACATGAATCTTGAGTCAGTAGTTAATACTTCCTCAAGTTTGGCTTGAACTTCTGTAATTGCATTCTTCTTGATAAAGGCAGTCATTACATTTTCTTTATCAATGTTATTATCAATCGTAGCTTTGAGTTGATTTAATACTCTGCTATTTAAATCAACAGCCGCATACTCGAATCGCTGGTTTTCAAAGTTCTGACGTTCCTGTGTTAGCTTTTCATCTTGCTTTGGTGGAGCATTAGGATTACTAAATTGCTGAGGTGGCATGGGATTTTGCCCCGGCCAAAAGTAATCACTAAGAACTAATGCAGCATTTTTCTGATTATCATCCCTCGCAGTATTGTACATCCTAAGTACGATTCCCCGTACAATATTGGATGCAATATGAGCCTGTGCTCCCGGATGTACTCTCTCAAGCGCCGGTAAATAATCATCAACTAATTCTGCAAATCCATGAGGATTAGATTCTTTAATTGCTTTAAGAATCGTTTCCGTCTTACCACTAAGAACTTCTTGTTCAATAGATGCTACGTTCTCTAACCTCTCTACAGCCTCGCGAGCATCCTGAACTGTTGGAAAGATTTCAGTGAATTTCTTTTCTCGATAGTAAACTTTCTCGAGAAATGGAAACTCTTTAAGAATATTAGGATACTTAGTCGTAATCTCCTTAAGTGCAATAGGAGTTACAAGTTCGTCAACTTTATCTTCTTTCTCTGTCTCGTCTTCTTCTAACTTATCTTCCTTTTCCTCATCCTCTTCTTCTTTATCGCCCTTCTTCTTTGAATCTCCCTCATCCTCCTCATCGACATCTCTAGTTCCTTCCTTAGTTTTCTTGACAGGTTTTTCGTCCTTAGAAGCTTTGTCACCACCCTCATCGTCGGATTCATTTTCATCTGTCTGATCCAAAATATCTAAAATTTCTTCAGTAGTTTCAGCAACTTTTTCCCCACCTCTCATACTAGCGGGTGCTTCAACTTGCAATGGATTGTTTGCCATCTTTCACCTTTTGTGCTGCAGGTTTACTGTTATTTTGATTCTGCTTGGGCTGTGCAGCAGCTTGTTGAGCCATAGCAGCTTCTTCTTGCATTGTGAGAATATTAATATGTTCTTTCATGTGTAAGAGCACATTAAGATAGCCTTTTGGATTTTCAATTTTGGCTAATCTACCTGCACTACTTACGAGCCAACGCCTACAAATATCCGCTTCGATATCATGATTATCAACCATTTCATCAATTGGTACACTAGGTACCATTTGTGGTTGCATAGCTTCTGGATTTTGTGTATCTACAGGACCACTAGGCGGAATCTCTATTGGCTCTGAATCCATAAGAATTTTGATTTCTTCATATTGCTTCTGTCTATCATCTTCTCCAGGAATTTCAAAATCATTAAGCCCAATTGCTTGAACAACAAGAGGAATATTTTCTGGGGAAAAGAGAGCTCTTAAAACATCCTCGTGCCCGGCTTGTAAAAGTTGCATAATAGCATCTTTTTGCTGAGCCCATGTAATAGGAAGTTGTTCTGAACCCTCAAGTTCTACGCTTCCAATCCTACCATTCAATTGAGAAGTACGAACAAAAACATTAATGAAATTCCCTGTCTTATCCTTTTCAACATACTTCTCGTCTTCGACTACGTTCTTGATATAAGCGGGTATTACCTTACTAAAAATATTCTTCCACCAGAAAGTCATCATCTTCCAGTTATTCTGTAAGCGCTGTAATGCTTGATTACGACTCATAGAATACTGGGCAGCAGTCTTAGAACTATTTGGTTGAGCACCACCAAATAATGATGGAAGAGCCCCGGATGCTGTTTGTCCCATTTGTTGAACTTTCTCAGCAAATGGCATTACTTCAGCACTAAGAGTTGCAGTTTTAAATTGGAAGAATCCATCCCCAAGATTCTTACCTGATATTGCTTTAGCAGGGAATATCATCCCCGGATTAACTTCTGTATCTCCATACTGAGCAAAGTTTAATACTTGGGGATCAGCAAATGTTTGGCCGATTCCATGCTCAATAGTTTGAAGGGTAAGGTTTATCAGATCATTAGTAATATCTTGAACACTTACTAATAACTGACCTAATGGTTCATAATACAAATAATCACTTAATGGATTATACGTTAATGTCCAATGATCATCAAGATCCTCATTACAAGCCTCTGCGAAGTGATCATTAACGAACGTAACCTTACAGCCATTAGGAAATTCTTTATCTAATTCTTTCCTACAATCTTCGTTTAATACAGAAAATGAACAAGGTCTTAACCATGCAGTTCTGATAGTAACAACATTATCTGAATCATCCCCCGTATTTTGAACGGGCATCCTTCCCCATTTTTCATAGGAGTCGTTACTATTAGAATTACTATCATCTCCTGGTCTTATCTTACCATCTAAATTACCAAATCTATCAATAGCATTCGCGACGTTAGTCTCATGAGAGAAGATTAAGTATGGAGTTCCTTTTTGGGTCTTAGCATAACTTGCTACTTTACAATAAAGCCCTCCATAAACTTCAATGCACTGTCGCGCTTTAGGAACATCTTTTTGTTCTACTAACCTATTGACAATCATCTTCTCCTTCTGAATTGAAGGAGTAATCATTAATTGGCATTCCGGACAAATATCTGTTCCTTCTAAAACACTCTGAGATAAGATATCACTTTCCCCTGGATCAAATGTATCCCTTCCAAGATCACTTGTTTCTTTATCTTCAAGTCTTATATTGCAAACCGGACAGACTTTATATTCCTTATCTACTTCTTCGTCTTTGTAGATATCTTCTTTGTAAGTACCATACGATTTGTCTTCTTTTGTATAGTTATAGGCAAAAACCAGCCCTTCAGTACAAAGAACATAGAGCGCATTAATCCAAAGAAGCGGTGCATCGTTATGCCTATAAATTAACTTACAAATTTCATTACCGGCTTTCGCCGTAGACATATCGTCTGAATTCTCTGCATCGTCTGGATAGCAAATAATTGATGGTACATTAACACTTAACGCAGCAATAATAGACTCTAGATAAGCCCTATAAATATTTATTGGCTTATCATAATAAGCACCCTGATCCGAAGAATCTTTGTTACTATCGCCATCCCAAACGCGCCAATCATGAGCAATTTCACTCCAGAAAACTCTCTGGAATCCATCCCAATAATACTTTAACTTACGCCATTGACGTATTTGTCTCTCACGCGCAGAAAGATCCTCTCTCCCATATCTATCCGCGAGAGTTTTAAGAGACTGTTTAACTTCTTCGGAGTACTCTTTTTTAGCCATTAAAGCCACGCATCATGCCGGAGCTACCACCCATTAAAGAACTTAAGAATCCTGGTCTTTGTAAGTATGGGTTATTCGCTTGATTAGGTAATGTACTATTATTACTACTAGGAAATAATGATGTACCCCCGCTCATGCCATCTCTACTAATCATACTCATCCTATCCCCACCCATAGGATTAAATCCTTGCATAGGAGCCATAGATGGTGGAAGAGCAATCCCTGCACCCATTCCATCTCCAGCCATCATAGGATTAGGATTAAATCTCTGAGATGCTCTATTGATAGAATCGCTAGCTCTAGAACGTCCCTCATTAATTGAATTAGTTAACCCTTGACCCTGACCTGGAAATAATGAAGATAATCTATCCAAACCAAAAGCATTACCTTGTGGAGTATTACCGCCTCGATTAGCAATAGCATTCATTCCATAGTTTGCGCCGCGCTTCATTAAATCTTTACCAACTCCACCCTTAGCAAACTTACTAAGAATAGATCCTAATCCACCCGCACTATTAATTCCACCACCTAACATTCCAGCGCCAGAACCCGCACCACCAGCTCCACCAGGTAAAAAACTTGCACCCTTCATAGCATTACTAGATAACTGTGGCATTAAACTTTGAGACATCTGTCCAGGTACAGAACCCATAGAAGATCCACTAAATCCTCCAGTTTGTCCTAATGTTGCACCTGCACCACCGGCTGAACTCATAGCCATAGATAAAGGTAAAAGATAAGGCAATGCAGATTTACGAGGATCAAATAATTGCCCTGCAGTTTTACCAAATGCCATACCTAAGTTTTGATGCTGATTATTAGGAGAAATTTCTTGCATATCCCCAGGTCTATATTCTAATTCCCCCGTCTCGGGATTTAACTGTTGATAGGGATTTCCCTGTTGAGAACCCCCATACTTAGGATTTCTAACTGGATCTCCTTTAGCCATTATTGACCTTCCCCTCTTAATCTTTTTCTAGCATTAGTAATGGCTCCAGCACTTTTAATGGCTCTATTAACAGGGCTTCCGGGTTGAATCATTCCTTGACCCATACCCTGATTTTGCTGTTGTTGCATTTGTGCTAAGAATGGCATTAATGATTGGAGAATATTTCCTCCTTGCATACCACTTCCAAAAGGCTGGGATGTTAATCCTTGACCCATTTGAGGCATAAAAGGATTATTAGTCATAGGCTTCTTATTTAATTCATCACCCTTAGCCATTAGAGACTCCTAATTCTTTTTCAAGACGCTCAATATCGCCTACTTGACTTTCTACTTTCTCAACCTTAATCTTATGCTGAGCTTCTAATTCAGCTCTACGAACATCCCAAGGAGTATGTTTCCTACCTATTTGAATAGGCTTTAATCCTTCGGGTGGTTCATGAATAACTTCATTAGGCTTAATAGTTGTTTCAAGAAGCCTATTTAATACAGCCATCTTTTCAGCACGTTCCTTAGCAAGTTCTTCCCTCATCATATCGCAATTTTTGCATTCTCTTTCAAGCCTGCAAAATTCACAATGGGGATTAAATAAATGATGAAGCCACTTAAACATGAAGCCTTCTTCCTTTATGAAATCTTCTTACTGCCATTGTGACTCCTTCACTTTCAATTCTTTTTGCGTTTCTATAAAACGCCGTCATATCACCAGTAGATTGAAGCTGAGCTATTAACTTTTGCTGTCTATCAAATCTCTTTTGGGCATCTCCGGCTTCATTAAAGAATCTATCAGCCGCATCTACTCCATACCTAATAGCATCGTAAGGATCATCACCCTCAAATTCTGAAACGTCTTGAGGATTTGTTTTATCGTAAACACATGACTTAATCGCTTGTACTAATTTTCTATCCGTTCCATCTTTCGTCTTAAAGATCAGAAGTTTGGGAAGATTATTCTCATCAGGTATCTCACTAAAGGAGGCCAGATAATTATGATATGCCTCAACTCCATGATTCCTAAGAGTAAATTCCGCAAACTCCTGATCATATGGAAGTCTTTCTATTGATGCTTTATGCTTTTGAGTCCATCTAAAATATTCATGTAGCAACATTTTCGTTGCTACTCTTGAGCCCGCTTGATTAGAAGTAAGATCTACAGACCTTCCTAAAGCACTCTCAATTTGTTGCCGAATTGTATGTTCATCTCCTCTTTGTTGCCCCGCGCTTTGGCAGAGCTTGATAACTTTTGGATCGGCCAAGTCAACTTTCGGTTTGATAACTGAACACCATTCTTCGATCTTTGTTTTTTGAAACCAATCTTCTTCATAAGCAATTACTCTACGTTCAGGAGATATTGCTAAGTATTGTATTGAAGTAGCTGCCGGTGGTGCAAATCCCCAGTCAATAGAAATAATCTTTGGCCAATAATCTGGAATCTCAAATGGATCAATAAGATGCACAGCATGTTCAGGCTCATCAGGATAATGTCTATCTCTAAACTCCTCAAATACCTGTCCAAGATATGCATCCCATGATCCATACTTCTTAGCTTGTTTCTCCGCCTCTGGTAACGCTTCAAGAGATTGCTGATAATTTGGGTCAATATATTCATTATCCGCGAGGGTAGAATGAATATAAATCCTCTTATTACCACCCTTACCTACAAGAGTTTTTCCACCTTTTGGATAAGCATCAACGAATCTCTTTTTAACCCATGTATGCCCCATACCACCGGGCATTCCTGCTGATCTAATGATAGAAGGTAATCCACTATTAATCGCAGCCCTAACACGGGTCATTGCTATATATAGGTATATCCATTCTGAAAACGAGGTAAGTTCGTCGGGTGTATAGAGATTAATCTCCATACTATCATATTTGTGAACGTCATCCTCGTTCTCACAATGGCCTAAATATATTACCGCTCCATTCGGTTCTGATCCTGATCCATATTGATCTTCACGTGGAAAAGTCCACGACATCTCCGATTTATTAAATTTCGCACCAAACTTAAGATAAAATTCACGTGAGCGAGGTACAATCTCGTTACGTAATTCGGGATACGTCCTCCTCATAAATACTTGCTTGAATCTAGGATTCTCGTAGTATTTACGAATCAAAGGATAAACGAGAAGTACCTCACTCTTTCCCGAACCTGCACCTCCACCATAGAAACCTTCTCTAATACTATCAGGCAGAGCTAAAAACTCTGCTTGTTTTCTATTCGGTTTCCATTGGTTATTAACGAAAGGCATTAGTCTTCTACTTTAAGACCTTTGATTAATTCTTCAGTAGTTAGAGGCTTATTACCAGGATTAATTAAAGGATTAGGATCACTACCAACCGATCCCGTACCTAAATCTTCATTAGCAATAAACTCTTCTTCTGCTTTAAGAGATTGAACTTTCTTAAGCAATGCATCAAGATCCGCCGTCACATTTTCTCCCTGTTGATGACGACGGAATAATCCTAACAATGCTTCAAATCCCGCCTGCAATGCAAGAATTGCCAATTGTTCTTTAGTCATTATTGCACCTTATCTAAGAATTCTTGCGCAGCACTCTTAGCTTTTAGCATATTACTATGGAGATTAGAATCTTTACCAAAAGTCTTTAGAATATCATCCGCACTTTTAGTTAGTTGCCCTATTAACCTACTAACGTTCTCTGGAATAGGCTCTCCCTCTTTCCATGCAAGAGTATCAATAATTGCTTGCTCAAGAATGGTAAGGGTAGGTACAGTAATATTCTTAGCAAACTCTTGCCTTTGAATCTTACTCATACTACCATTAGCAACCATATTATCCGCTGTATTCCTCGCGGTTAATACGGCTTCATAAGTAGCATCACCAAGTCTCTTAACTGCTGGCTTAAATCCTGCACAAGCATTAATACTTAATGCAATAACTAATGCAACTCCCCAGCATGCAATCATTGCTTTGAACGATTGATATTGATACATTATTAACCTCGATTACTAACTTCAACAACTTTCTTAACTGCTTCCTCAGTACCATGATAGCCTGCAGCAGATAAGCCTAATGTCGTAACCCAAGCGGTGAAATAATCCCAGGTAGTATCTCTAGCAAAATCACCGTGGGAATATCCCCAAATAGAAAACACTAACGTGGTTGTAAGCATAGAAACCAATACAATCCACGGGCCCTTAATAAAAGTTGTCATCTGTAGAAACTTACTTAATGCTCCAACCACACTACCAATTGCAATAATCGATTCATTATTCATTGAAGGGAGCCTCCATTAATTCGTCCGCCACTTGCACCGGCATTAAATGCTACATTACCAGAATGCTTACTCATATGGTCAGGTGTAAGATAGTTATGTTCAGCTGCAACAATCTTAATACCTAACCCACCCAATCGTTCTTGCGTAACTAAAATTTCAGTATCCGCGATAATGTGAGCATCGGAGGTTGAAAATCCCCCATTCGAGTACTTAATAAAGTGGTCATATTGAAAGAACAGTAATAACTCCCTATTGGGAATTAGTTCTTTCAACCATTTCCACCATGAAACTTGTCTACCACCTGGTTTCCATTCTGTAGATTGCCCACCATCTGGTCCCCAAGAATTTCTGCCACCATGATAACCTAAGAATCCTGTAGTAAACTGCGCAGAAAGTTTAAGAACTTCTCCAATTTCATCAAACTTCCAATATTCTTCAGCTTCTGCTCCTGCTACTACTCCACTTAACAAATTACCAGTTCTTTGAAGGAAGTTTTCAAGTTGAATTTTAAATTCATCAAAAGGGGGAGCAATATCTTTCTGATAACCAACCATTGCAATACATCTAATACCATGCGCACGCAATTCATTACATGCATCAATAAATGGCTGTGGGTCACTAGTTAAATAATTCCAACCAGGATGTTGAAAAACTTCATCGTTATTTCGTGCACTATAAGCTACATCAACAAATGTATCTGTATACTTATTATGCTTTAGGGCTTCAATAATTCTTACTCTTAACTCTGGCGAAGCCACAGGATAAACTGATGGGTAAAGAATTTTTCCATCAGGATGATGACAAGTTAACCAATCACCTAATATTGGTCCAGTTGGTTCTGGGATAGGTTCAGGAATAGGAACAATGATAATAGGTTCTAACGTAAGATCCATTCGATGATTAGGAATGGGAAAATGCCAACCAAAATGATATGGATGAAAACCATCAGCTACTAAAGTAAAATCTACTTCTCTTCCTTGGGGTTGGGTAATACGAACATAACCCTGATCATTAGTATAATAAACTTCATTAGTATTCGTATCAATAACAGAAAACACACCCGGAGTTAATTGCACTTCAAGTGCATATCTTACCGGCTTAGGTTTCCACCAATCACCCTTCGCCATTTTCATCCTCATCATCCGTATGAATATTTAATCTAGATTTAAGTTGGCTCCACATAAGACCAACCTTAAGTTCCAACTTAGCAAACCGAGCAACATTTCGAGTATGATACATATGTAACGTAACAAGAAAAACTATTACGGAAACTACGTCACCCCATGTTGGTGGTAATAAACTCATCATTCCATCCAATAAAATAATCCCACGCGCTTAATTTTATTTTCGCGTTGCAATTTGCGGATTACTTTATTCCACATAACTTCGGTTAACTTACCATTTAACTTGGTAAAGATATCTGATTTCTTATATTGAATTCCCTTTTCTTTAGAAAAGATACTTAGTACTCGATTATAAGATTCTTCCCAATTATAAGGTTCTCTCAGATTAAATTCTGATTCTTTACCCCCAATATACTTTTCCAATCCATAATTAACTTTAAGAATTCCAATTTTATCCGCTAACTTATTTAATCCCTCACTACGAACTTCCTCAGCTATTCTATCTAATAAGTCCCCATAAACTTTGATTTGTCTTTCAACTATCCTATCTAATTCTATAAGATAATCTTTTTTGTCATTTTGCATTTCATGGAGCTAAGAGTAATGCTGGAAAACTATTACCATATTCTGTTTCAATAAATGAAACTATGTGAAGAAAAAAAGATGGCAAATGAAGAGCGTCTGTTTCCGTAAAAATACCAGTTCCATCTATTCTACCAGCTTGAATAATACTGGTAAAGAATTGAGCTTTCTTCATTGCTGCTGCCATGCCTGTTCCAGATGGCAATGTAAAGAATTCATATGTAATACTATTTACACTTGTAGGCTTAAACATATAACCATATTCTACGTTGGGTAATATGGTTAAGTTATCCTCACATTGTCTTACAATACCATCACTTAATACCTGATCAGGATCTACTGTAATAGGACCCCAAATAACATCAGGAGTTGTAGTAAGAGGGTTTTCATAAATAGCAAATTCAAATGTATCAGTAGTAGCAACAGAATTTAACCAATGACCAAAACAATCAATGACCATTCCAATAGGTGAAACAGCAATTGCACCTATTTCATCGGGATTAGTCCCAGTATTAACTGATAATGTAGTTCTACCTAATGCAAAGTTTCTTGATGGTGTAACTTGTTGAAACCATCCAATAGTTCCATCATCAAACTTAATAATAAAGGGTGTGGGCTCAAATGTTCTAGCTAACGCTCCTGTATCCCCCGTACCATAGGGAAACCCAAATGGAATAACATTACGAGTTAATCTTTCTAATGCAACAGAATCTGCTCCTGCGCGAGCTGTTAATTCAGCTACAAGCGCATAAGGAGTAGTATAAGGTGTAATAGTTTTACTATTACTTTCCATTGAATAGAAAACAACAGTATTAGATGCAATAGCCTCTGTACCTGGTACTAGGTTTGCTTCTACATCAAATGTTCCATCTTCAAAGCCAGTTGTTAAATCTACATCCTGAAAACCTAATCTAAGATTAGAAGCAACATTAGCCCAGGTAACAGAACCAACTGGCAATCCAATTTGACAACCACCAGCTGAAGAACAAACTCTAGTACCACTAGCTTGATTAGCTAACCAAATATAACCAACCGTAGCTCCACTTTCTCCGGCAGCATTAAGAGTAGTATTAGATCCTTCATTAGCATTCTGAACAGTACTAACTTCATAAGGACCAAATACAAAGTCCTGCGCGCTTGGTAACGCAATAAATGAAACGAATAAAATTGCTATAAGCAACTTTTTCATTGAACTAATTGAGTACACTGTAAACCAAATAAAGGAACTGCAGTACCAATTATAGTACCAAAAGCACCAGTTTGATTAGTACGTGAATACAATCCCATACCATCAAGAAATTGTGCAGCCTTATAAGCTGCTATGATTGATGCTGAATTAGTGATATTTTCGTATGCAATGGTAATAGTATTAACCGTAGTTGGTCTAATAGCAAAACCATATTGAACACCGGCACTTACAATAATAGGAGTAGCAAAGTTATAGGTTTGCGCATTGAATCCAGAAGCAAGATTAGTAAGAACAGGATTAGCTGTAATCGTTCCACCAGTATGAACAGCTGGAGTGCCTAATGGACTATCGTATAGAAGCAATTCATAATCATCTCCAGAAACTTGATCATCGACAGCCCATGTAATACTGCTTAAAGCACAATCCTTCTTAAAACTACCAGCAACAGCATATTCATCTGGAGTAGAACCACTTCCAAATGTAACACCTGTATTAGCTCCCTGATTATATGAAAGAACATAATTACCATTTATCCAACCATACGTGCCATCATCATACTCAATCATCATCTTCGTCATGATTAAGTTTTTAGCATTGGCACCTGCATTTCTAAATCCGTATGGAAATCCTGTATTAGTATATGTACTAGGAACAAACTGTTGGCCATCTGGAGTAATTGCATCGGCTCCAGCTCTAGCCGTCATTGTAAGCTGTAATGAAACAAGTTGATTATTTGCTACTGATTTGCTACCAGATTCCATAGCATAACGATTAGTAGCCGCTGTTAAAGTTTCTGTTCCAGGAACTAAATCAGCAAATACATCAAATGTTCCATCACCAAATCCATCAGCTCCTACATCTTGTAATCCTATACGTACACTAGTTCCAACATTAGCCCACGCGGTTGCAGTTTGAATATCTACATAAACAGCGCATCCTGCACTGGAACAAGTATGAGTACCTCCTGATTTATTAAACATGGCACCAATAGTGCCACTAATTTCTCCTGCTGCGTCTACGCCGTTACCACCAGCATTAGCTAGAAAACCTGTGAGCCAATAATCCTGTACTATATTTAAATTGACAAGCTCCTGCCCCTTAATAGGCAGAACTAGTAACAAAGCTAATACTAATGGTACAGTTTTATTCCACATAACTCACGTTACAAGCACCATAGTAATTTGTTACTGCAGAAACATAAAGAAATGTACAAAGATTAAGTGCATTAGCAGTAGTATCTAATTCAGGTATAGTATCACTATCAGGCCATTCAACAGTTGCAGGGAATGTAACTGTATTAGTCCCTGAACCATCCTGCCTTAGCATTAGAATAAATCTATCACCATCTAAAGGATTGGAGAAGGTTAGAGTAAGATTTTCATCTAATGTAAGATAATGAGTAACTCCAGTATTAAGATCAATTGTTTCAGTTGCACCGACTGTTCCATGAGAAACAGGAACACCACGATAACGATTAGTAATTGCTAATCCTGTAGTAGTATCTGAATTTAATCCATTGCTACAAGATATTTCATCATTAATATTTACTAATACTTGACCAGTAGGGCAATCCCCAGGAATGATACTAGGCGGGGCAACAATAGCATTACCCTGAACAGTAATATCTGCAATGAACATTCCAATATTAGCACCGCTACCAAATTTTGTTATTCGAAATTGAGTCGCGGTTGTTCCATTGGGAACTAAGAAATTACTAATTGGAATGGCTACTTGCTGATATGCTGAAGTAATTGAAGAAGTAAATCCCCAAGTATTAGTTGGAAAAATCTGAACTGGTTGACCAACTAAAACACCAGCTGAATAGAAAGCTAGATTTAATCCTCTATTATTTGACCAGGTAGCTTTACTTTTAATGTATAATTTTAAGAGAAGGAAACTATTGGGGTCAATTGAACCACTTCCGATTTGACCTTGAGCATAAGCATTAGCTGCACAAGAAGTACCATTAATAGATAAAGTAGCAGGTGCTTTAGGATCTACTGCAGAATTAGTAACAAAACATGAACCATTCGTGGTCCAATCCCATTCTGTTGGACTACCAGCATTCTGAAAGTAAATTAATTCACTATCAATTCCAGCTGGTTCTGTGGTATTTGCTGTTACTAAAATAAGAGCTAACTTAATTTGTGTTTCGGGATCAACTGTAGGTTCACTGGGATCTGCTGCCGCGGTACCAGTTAATTTAAATACAGTTCCCGTAATATCCAGACCAATAATGTCAAGCCTATCCAAAGTAGCATGGGCAGCATCGAGCGTAACATCTTGTTCAGTGCTCTGATAATTAGAATTATTAATATAATAATTACACGCGCTTACTGTATATTCGTAGTTTTCATTCCAAGCTACTTGACACCCAACAGAAGTAAATGTACCAGTAGTGTTAGTAATATTAGTGAAGTTATTATTAATGATGGTTGTAGATGAACCACCACTACTAGCGCCTCCACCAGGACCTATAACTATTTGGGCAAGAAGCGCGAAGGCTAGAATAGAATGTTTTAACATTATCTAAAATACTGTACATTTAATACAGCACTCGTGGCGCCTTCACGAATAGCGCGGAAGTTTTCTATGTTATTATGTTGATAAATACTAATGATTTGTCCATACTGAATTAGAATACCATTAGTTGTAGTAGGTGCGGTAGTATCTATAGTAAACCGCGCATTACAAGTTGTACCACTTGCACAGGATACTGAGAAGGTAACAAGCTGTGCAGTTTCAACAGGATTAGATGGATTAGTAACTTTAGCAGAATCAAAAGCAACACCTCCAGCTGTAGTATCAACAGTTAGAGATTCATTCTCATACGCGATAAAAAAGCGCGTGGTATTGTTTTGTGCAATAAGAGAAAAACTAAAAAGAAGAACAAACAAGATTACTAGTTTGATTTTCATTAATTATCCCTCGCGCTTACATCAATAACGTCGTAATGTTCTTCCTTACGCATATGTGGAGCAACAAAAATAATCTGAGTTTTAGGCCCGTCTGAGCCTTCTTTCTCATCCATATCTTTAATAATAGCTGCCATATTACGTGCAACAGAAGAGAGTTCGCCAACTCGGGCTTTAGATAACTTATCACTATCAATATGACTAAGCGCGAGGTTAAGTTTATCAGCTGCCTGAGATTTAACTTTAATCCGTACCTTATTAATATGTTCCCCTAGTTCTTCATTGCTACATCCATTAGAACTAGTCATTCCTCGCGAATAAGCGCTTACACTACTTTCACTTAAGCCAAATAATTTACTTAGCTCCTTGCCTACCTCACCTCTTACTTTTTCCTCACCAACAATATTTCTAATAACCTCGGGTGTCTCTTGTTTATTACCTCTTCCAACATTACTATCTTTAATCACACCCGTACTTACTCTATCAAACAATTCATTTTCCTTATTAAACTCTTCTTCACTAACAATACCTAAAGGCATAACTATTATAACCCCAGGACTTCACCGCCCTAGATATAGTGGTCCCCTACTCCCAATCATACCATAGGTAGTACCCATAAGTCAATAGGTGAAATAAACCACTTATACTTATATATACAAAAACCACTTATAACATTTTTTTTATCCTACCTACCCACCCACTATGGTACCTAA